GCTACCACACACCCGATGGCTCTATCTCCTCTCACATCGACCTAGTGGCGACTGACTACGTGTGCAGCCAGCTTTTGTCCGGTACTATCTGGACAGGCGCACACCTTGAGGCAGCGGGCGAGCTGGTGTACGAGACCGTGGGTGGTGATCCTCCCACATCCGAGCTGGTGGGTATACGCACCGCCCTCTCTCCTAGCGCCGACATCACCTTCATAGCCATTGGTGGCACTCAGTACATAGTGGGCGTAGATGGTGTCACCTTCACAGGTGGGTACGTTTACATACCCGGACTGTTCGCTCCCGGTACTGTGGTTGACGTTTACTACAAGATACCCAGCTCTGGCGGGCTGGCATCTCTGGCAGGGTTCGTAGTGACTCGCTACGGAGACTCCTTGCACATCAAGAGGGCTGACGGAGCGCCCTTTGAGGTTCGTACCGAAGACGGAGCGCAAGGTAAAGACTTGATCGCCATCAAGGGCACAGTGACCTCAGTGGGCGAGCTGCCACCTGTTGCCCCGGCTGGCTTCATCATAAAGGTCAAGGGTGCCGGTAAGAGCGAGGATGACTCCTTCTACCTTAAAGCCGTGGCGCGAGATGGAAACCAGACCGTGTGGGTCGAGACCTTGGCCCCTAGCACGAAGTACAAGTTCAACGCAGCTACCATGCCGCACACGCTAGTTAGGGAGTCGGTAGATGTCGAGGGTGTAGCCACGTTCGTTCTGGACCGGGGTGAGTGGGTGGACAGAGATGTAGGGGCTGAGGACAGCAACCCATTCCCGGCTTTCGCGGACCAGAGCACACCTACCACAATCCAGAGCGTAGGTATCTTCCAGAACAGGCTGTTCTTCACCAGCGGAGAGACGGTGAGCATGACCCGCACGGGTCGCTTCTTCGACTTCTTTAGACAGAGTACACAGGCAACCGCCGACGATGACCCGATAGATGTTTACTCGGACTCAGCACAGGTAAGCAACCTACTGCACTCTGTATCGCTTGATGGCGATCTGGTGTTCTTCAGCCCCAACGCTCAATTCGTGCTCAAGGGAGACAAGCCTGTAACCAAGGCTACTGCCACCCTGAAGCAGTCGAACACGTTCAAGGTTCAGGTGGGAGCTGCACCTGTCCCTGCTGGGGAGTACGTGTACTTCGCATATGATGCCGGTGCGTTCTCAGGTGTACGTGAGTTCTTCACCGACAGCGTGGTTGACACCAAGCGAGCACGACCCGTGACCGAGCACGTCAACAAGTACATCAAGGGTAAGGTGCGCGGAATGAGCGCCAGCACCAACCAGAACTGGCTTCTGGTGCTCTCCACTGGAGAGCGCAACGTGGTGTACGTGTACAACTGGCTGTGGGCTGGTAGCGAGAAGCTGCAATCGGCGTGGCATCGGTGGGTATGGCCCGCTGATGAGGAGGTGCTGTACGCTACGTTCTCCAATGACGTTATCCACCTGTTCATCAAGAGGGCCGAGGGAGTGTACCTTGAGTCACTGGACATAGGCGACTTGAACTCAGAAGGGCTGACCTTCCCGGTCAGGCTGGACCGCAAGCACGCTTTAGCTGCCTTGAAGGTAGGAGACCGCTGGGAGTTCGATGACCTGTTTCCAGAGGAGAGCACCGACAACCTTGAGTACGTGCTTGCGTTTGGGTGCTACCCGGAAGACGTTGGGACCACTTGCACGTTTGAGCGGAGTGGCGACAAGCTTATCACGTATGACAACATCTCTGCACTAGGGGTGTGCCAGCTCGTTGGAGGCAAGAAGTACACTAGCACTTGGGTTCCGGGTCAGGCTTTGGTGAAGGACTACCAAGGCCGCATCATCGAGTCGGATACACTGCGGGTGCAGCAGGTGTGGCTCAACTATGAGAAGACTGGTCACATCTTGGTCACGGTCTCTGACACTGATGGTAACTCCGAGGTGAACGAGTTCAACGGAAGGGTGTTCGGTGACTCCAACAACCTAGTTGGCTTTGCCCCGCTCACGGACGGCACCTTCAACTTCCCGGTGATGCAAGAGTCAGATAAGTTCACAATATCCATAAGCTCCTCAAGTCACCTTCCGCTGCAAGTGCGGGACATGGAGTTCAGTGGACAGTTCACCCAGCGCGGAAAACGCATCTAGGAGGAAGATATGAGTCTCACGTGTGAGACAGGCAAGGTAGTGTGGCACACCTACGACTTCCACCTTGACGGCAAACCGTTCGGGTTCGCTCAGTGGCGCAAACAGGGTAACGAGGCAGAGTTCCACAACTTCATGTATTCATCTTCCCTCAGTGCCTTGAAGCTGTCTCGTGAGATATTCAACGACATCAAACATGACATGGCGGCTGCTGGCTGCACGTGCGTGGTGGTAACAGACTTGGTGGAGAACGTGGACAGTGCCCGCATCAAGTACTGGAGGTTCATGGGTTTTGAGATATTTGGAGAGCATGAAGGGTACAAGTTCGCAGTTCAGGGGGTAAACTAATGCCAGCGGCGTTAGTAGCGCTGCCCTACGTAATGGCAGCAGTTTCAGCAGCAGGGGCGATATACAGCGGCGTACAGCAGAAGAACACAGTCGAGGCAGAGGAAGCGCAGCAGGCTATAAACAACAAGAACACGACTGAAGCTGCTATTGCGGCTATGGGTGACTTGTCTCCCGCCCAGCGCGACATCAACCACGATTCGGCAGAAGAAGGACTGAAGGCGCAAGCAGAGTACATCCGCAACGTGTCTCAGGTTAATGTAGTGTCTGGGGCTAGCGGTACATATGGTGGCTCTGTAGACTCCATGCTACGCGACCTCAAGACAACTCGTGGCAGGAATATGTCTGCCATTGTTCAGAATAGAAACACTCAGCTAGCTGAAGTACAAAAGCAGGCTGAGCAGATCAGGTACGGGGCCAGAGCTAATCAGGATACTCGTACCTTCAACAAGCCGAGCGGGTTCGGTATTGCAGTCAGCGCAGTAGGAGCAGGCGCTCAAGGCTACGCTTCTGGATCATCAATGGCTAAAGGCATGAAGGACGGCATAAAGGCGGGTGGCTGATGGCAGACAGGTTCATAGAGAGGCAGGACATGGGAGACCCGCTCAGCCGGGAATCCCAGCCGCAAGACCTCAAGAGCAGCACTAGCACCATCGACCGCAGCTACAGGCAGCAGGCAACCGCTGTTGGTCCGGTGGAGAATATATTCAATACGCTCCTGCAAGCTTCGGGTCAGGTTATGGACGCCGCTGGTCAAGAGTTCACCCGCAAGATCGAGGAGGATAAGACCCTCCAGACCTATCGGTTCTACAAAGGCATGGAGCCTTCCGATGAAGCAACAGTGGCGGGCTACCGCGCTCACGCCGTGCTGGGGGTGCAGAACAGCGTCCTAGAGCAGACGGCAACGCTCAAGAAGGAAGCCGAGACGTTCACTGGCACCGACGAGGAATGGGAGGAGCGGGTAAGGGTCTCCCAGAAGGCCACGGTTGATAGTGTCTTCGCCTCACACCAGCACCTCAAGGAAGACCCGGAGACACTCAAAGCGATCACCACCATCTACGGCGAGCAGGTTCCGCAGATAGCAGCAGCGAGGGTGGGCGCGAAGCTTGCTCAAGAGCACGAGAAGCGCATCACTGGCTTGTACGACAACATCCTGCTACGGGCAGATGGCTTGCCACCCGAAGAGCAGTTCAAGGTGCTTGAGTCCACCATGTCGGATGCGTCCGATGCCATGCAGCTTGGCAAGAAGGACAGAGAGAAGGTGCTCATGACCTTGGCGGCAGAGAAGGCCAAGCAGGGCGACCTCACCTTCATCGAGTACACCAAGCAGTACAAGGGCGGGGCTAGCACCTCACTCTTTGATCGCACGGCAGCTCTTCAGGAAGCAGAGCGATCTGGTCAGCAGGTGTGGTTCCAGCAGAATCAAGACGTGGTTGCAAAGGAGAAGCTTGCCTTGGAGACCGCCTACTTGAACGAGGAGTTCGACTTTGACGAGCTGACTCGCCGTGGTCAGGAGCTTAACAAGCGTCTAGGCGGCACAGGCTCGCTGGCATACAAGGATGACACATTCCTTGCTGTTAAGAGCAAGCGCGACTCAAAGGATAAAGATAAGCCTTGGATGCACACCGGAGAGGACTTCAAGGCTGTGGCTGGCCTTCAGGCTAGAGTGGATAGCGGGGAGTTCGACAACGACCCAGGCAACACGCGCCTAGCCAGCGCAGGTCAAGGTCTCAACAGCTCAGAGCAACGCATGGTGATAACTGATGCAGAGCTGGGGGCCATGAAGCTGAAGCGCGAGACTGCCACCGCCGTGAACACGGACCTCAACGCAGATGTAAACCTACTGCTCAAGTCAGGTCAGGTGGGAGTGGACCCGTTCGCTCTGGTACAGGGCGATGGAGCTAGGCAGAAGGCTGCGGTTGCAGGGGTAGCCAAGATATACGAGAACGCGGCAGAGCAGGCCGTGCTCAAGCTACCGGCAGGAGCCACCAAGGAGCAGCAGAACGCAGTGCGGCAATCGTACCGCATAGGTCTTGCTAACTTGCTCTCACAAGGGCAGGTTGAGAATCCAGAGTGGACTAGCAAGATCGCCGTGCTGTCTGTGCTAGACATGGAGAACGCAGACAAGATGACCAGCTTGCCTCAAGCGGCAAAGGACGCCATCGACCTGTACAGCTCCCTCCCTGAAGGCTCACAGATACAGCACGCCAAAGACCCTGCGGTTGCTGTCATCATGGCTAACTACCAAACCTTCAGGCGGCTAGGTCAGCCTGAACCGGCTGCTCTCAGGTCGGCTCAGAAGGCCCAGCGCAACAAGCGAGCTCTGTCCTCTTCGGAGGTTAAGTCCATAGCAGCAGCAGCTCAGTCCCTCACTGAAGACAAGGCAGACACGTGGGTGATGGATGGCATCTCTGATTCACAGCCGTGGATGAGAGGTCTCATGGAGCGTGAGGCTAACGACATGCTCATCGCTACGCTCAAGGCAGGAGCTACGGACGTAGAGACAGCAAAGGGCATGGTCAAGAAGGTGTGGGACAACAACTACACTCAGCTCAAGAACGGTCAGCTCGTGTTCGGAAGTAGGGCATCTCTCGCATCCCGCATGGCGGTGCATCAAGAAGACATCGACAAGACGATGGACGTGTACAAGCTCCAGAACCGGACCATGCTAGAAGATCAGGCTGGTCACTCCATCGAGGATATGTACTTCGATGTGACCCCGGACCGTGGCACCTTCACTGTCAGGTCAGGTCTTACCGGAGAGGTGCTGACCTTGCCTGCCAACCTCAACACCATGAAGCGTGGAAGGGATGGCTACATCAGCAACAACCCGGACGGCTTTTTGGACGGCATCAAGAAAGACTACGCTGCCTTTGTTCAATCGTGGCGGTCAGGGAAGGGCGATCAGGTGTCGTTCTTCAAGCAACCGGAGCAGCTCCCTGAGCAGTCAGAGCTTCTGGTTCGTACCATCGGTATGGTGGAGAATCCAGACCGAGTGGGTTGGCAGAAGCTAGGGAAGACCGGGGCGTATCACCCCTACGACGACAACGGTGGGAGGGCTATTGGCTACGGTCATGCCTTGACTCCTGCTGAGGTCAAGCAGGGATACATCGAGCTGGACGGCACTCGGTACGGCATAGGCGGTAAGCATCCCTCCATGATTACCGAGGACGTAGCTCGTAGGATCATGAAGCGAGACATAGCCAAGTACGAAGAAGACCTGCGTAAGAGCTGGAAAGGGTACGATGCTCTCCCGTTCAAGTACAAGGGTGTGCTTCTTAACATAGCTTACAACACCGGAAACGCCCTCCCTAAGAACTGGCCCAAGCTGCGCGAGCAGATCGACCGTGGAAATGACGCTGGGGTTCGCAAGGAGATGGTGACTAGCTTCCGGGACGTTACCACCGGCAACCGAATCCCGCTAGCACAGCGCGCTTCCATAGTAGCTGACAGGCTTAAACTTAACCGATAGCACCCTCCGGGGGTGCTTATCCCCCAGAGGTGAACGTGGGTAAGAAGAAGAAGCAAATAGATGTGACCGCTTTCGGTGTGCCCTCTCTGGCCCCCACGGTGGAGATGAAGCCGGGAGCTAGCGCTACGGTTATACCTGAGAGGTACACCACAACCGAGGATACGGCGGTAGCTCAGCGGGCAGAGGAGCAGCGCAGGGAAGACCTTGACTGGTCTGACCTGCCTAAGCAGGCAATCCAGAGCAACTGGATGGTTCCTTCCGTGTCTAGGTTCCTTGAGCGTAATGACTACAGCCCCAGCATCGAGGGATACAAAGTTCCTGAAGAGGAGCTTGACTTGCTACCGCACAAGATGGAGGACAAGTCCTACCTGCGTGAGAGTACCTCCCCGGAAGACTACAAGCGCAGGCTTGTGTATCTGGATGAGGACTTGGAACGCAAGCGTGGGCTAGCCTCCTACGGCTGGCAAGGCGCCGCCGCTGGCTTCCTCGCTGAGCTGTTCGACCCTGTTGGCTGGGGTATCGGAGCCATCGGAGCGCCACAGATCGCCGCTATGAAGGGTGGGAGGCTGCTTAAGGCCGGGGCCGGGGCGCTCACTTTCGGCACTCAGGGTGCCGCCACTGAAGCCCTCCTTGCCGCTGGAGACACGCAGAAACCTGTGTCCGATGCGATGTATGGATTCGCGTTCGGTGCCGTCTTGGGCGGTGGTCTGGGCGCTCTGAGCAGGGTTCACCCGCACGCCCCTGCCGTGGCTCACGCCTCGGACTTGGTAGATGAGGCGGTACGCCGTGAGGCTCAACTCGTAGTGTCTCACGCGGGAGACATCGACACCCCGACATTCCAGCGCAAGCCCTCACGTCCGGGTGCTGATGCCAACTACCCAGCAGAAGCTAGCTTGCTTGATTCCGAGCCTGCTACTCATCCCGTGTTCCGTAAAGAAGAGGTGACGGTCAAAGGTGTTGATGACATAGAGGTGGCTCGTGTTGTGAAGGAGTACACATCTAACCTTGAAGCCAAGGGCAAGATGGAGTTCCGTGGCAGGCAAGGCGCTGCTGCTAGGAAAGGCATCGAGGACGCTGCTGCTCAAACAAAGGCAGACGTGGGTGAGATACGAGACCTTCTCACCAGAGAGCGTGCAGAGCTGGTTAGTGAGCACGGAGCGCCCCGCAACAGCAGCGAGCATACCAAGCTTGAGTTCCTGCTTCAGAAGCTAGATGATAAGTACAAGCCAGTGCTGAACGCAGCACAGCGCAAGCTTGATGACCTCACTGACAGGTTGAGAGCCTCCAAGGAGTCACGCAACGCTCGTAAGGAGCTGGACGAGTTCAAGGCCAAGACTCCAGAGGGCCAAGCTAAGCATCTCTTCCCTGAAGGTCTTCCTCGCTTCTTTGAGCGAGTGGATCGCCACGTGTTCGTTGCAGATGAGGTTGGAGCAGAGCTGGACATCTCAGAGGCGGCAGAGGCGGCGGCTAGGTTGGACGAACTGGACCCGATGGAAGAGGCTGGGGAGATGTTCGACCTCCTCACCGGCGAAGCGGTTCCGTCTGCTAAGAGCAAGTCAGCTTCAGGCTCCAGCGAGCCGGTCCCATCCCTTGCTAACAAAGAGGCGGATAGGTTAAAGGCTGATGAGCGCAAGGCCAAGGTCGATGCGCTCAGGGTGCGGTCTACCACAGGGCTGACAACCCCTGAGTTCGTTAAGTCCATGATCGAGCGGGCAAAGCGTAAGGGGGCGACCTCCGTGCAGTGGCTCCCGTTCCAGTGGATGCGGGACAGGGTACAAGGCGTGTACACCACGCTGGATCACTCAGAGAACCAAGCCTTCAGGGGCTTGAACGACATCTTGCATGAGACAGGGCAGGGTCAGTCGAACCAAGAGCACACTGCCGCTGCTTTCCAGCACTTCTTCCTGAACAAGATCAGATCGGCAGAGCGTAACAGGTATGACGTAGGCTACCTGTCTTGGGCCAAAGAGCAAGGCATGGGAACCGTGCAGGCTCTCATGGACGTGGGCAACAGGAAAGCGCTGTTCAACACCGAGGTATACCTGAAGGTGGTGGACCCTAGCAGATCAGCATCCGAAGGTGTCACCCTAGCGGCAGAGGGGCATCGAGACGCCATGAGCCTAGCGCTGGAGCTTCGCAAGAAGGCTGGTGAGATGGGCTGGTCCGACATACAGGACAGCAGGGCGTACATGCCTGTCATATTTGAGAGCACTGCGGTTGTGCATCTCGTGTCCAAGCACGGAGAGGACTTGGTGCGCGGCTTAATATCCAAGTCGTACCAAGAGGGCAAGTTCCACCTCAAGGCCAAAGCTGCTGACAAGCTTGCTGAGATGCAGATCAGGCGCTCTAGGGCGCATCAGCTATCTGGCAGTCAGGTATTCAAGAACGTGGTGGCGGAGTCCGAGCGTAAGGACTTCATCAAGGACTTGAAGGAGGCCGGGGTTCCTGAAGAGCACATCATGACGTTCCTTGAGGACCAAGAGCACGCCCAGCTCCTCGATAACATCTCCAACAGGGCTAAGTTCAGCTTAGGGCTGAATCCTATCACCGAGCACCAAGGTGTTCGGATGGTGGACCTTTTGTATACAGACACTTCAATGTTGACGCAGAACTACTACCGGGAGTCTGCCGGTGGTGCAGCTCTAGCCAAGATGGGCTTCAAGTCCTATGAGCACGCTCACCGAGTTGTCAACGCGGCAGAAGATGTGGGCCTGCGCTCTGGTGCAAACGCAGCTCGTAATAAGGAAGAGGCGGACATGATCCGCGATACGCTGAAGCTCATGTACGGCAAGTCCTTGGACCTAGACCCGAACGGCACCTTTGCGGTTACTAGCCGCAGGCTCAGGGGCATAGCGGCCAACCGCTCTCTTGGCATGATGGGCTTTGCTTCCTTCCCAGAAGCAGCTCGTGCAATAACCCATCTAGGTCTAGGGACCGTGCTGAGGAATGTACCTGCCGTGGCTATCTTCCGTAACAAGTCTGCAAGGGTGGGTGCCACGTCAATGGGAGAGCTGTCTGAGCCTGTGCTGCGTGGCATAGAACGGCAGTTCGGATATATCGGGGATGACCCGTGGCTAGCCCCGTTGCACATACGCGGTGACGAGATGCTTGTTCAGGACTCGGCCAGCAAGATCGGCAGGGTGTTAGATAACGCACTGGCTGTGGGTGGCAACGTCAACAGCATAGCCTCTGGCTTCCGTGCAATACAGGGCGGGCTAGAGAAGATAGTCATGCGCGGCATCAGCGAGAAGGTGGTGAGCATGGCAGAGGGCAAGATGCCCTTCCCGGCGCAGATGGCGGGGGAGGTTGGCTGGTCGCCTCAGTTCCTCTCCGACTTGCAAAGGTTCGTGCAGGATAACCCGAAGGTGGACAACTTCAAGGGCCAGAGCATAAGTGTGCTGAACTTTGAGAAGATGCCAGAGGAGATGCTGGACACGCTACTGATAGGGATGCAGCGCATCAGGGGCCGCATCGTACAGCAGAACTTCATCGGTGATTCAAGCGTGTGGATGCACAGCTCTATAGGCAAGGTGCTCACTCAGTTCAAATCCTTCAGCATCATCTCTGTGGAGAAGCAGCTCATACACGACCTTCGCGGGGATAAGATCAAGGCCGCTCAGACCCTCATGTGGTCCTCCCTTCTGGGGTACGTGGCGTACAACGTGCGTACACAGCTCGCCTCCATAGGCAGGCACGACAGGGAGAAGTTCCTAGAGGACCGGCTCAACGATAGGGCAGTGTCAGTCGGCACATTCAACATGATGCCGCAGGTTGCAGGCTTGTCTCTCGCTGGAGACTTCCTTGGAACGGTTGGGCTTCTGCCAGACAGCGCCATGAGCGCTCCGGGGCGGGCAGGTGTTCGCCCCATGTCTGGTAACAACATCGCACCGGCAGCAGGCGTAATCGCAGATACAGCTAAGCTAGCTCACAGCGTAACACGTATGCTCGACCCCACCAGCGAGGGCACGGGCGTAGATGTCTTGAAGGCGGGCCGGAAATTGGTCCCGCTGTCTAATGCACTCGGCGCAGGCCAGATGCTAAACGTGCTCATCGGAGCAGCAGAAAAGGAGTAGTATGGCTTTCAGTTATCAAGAGCAAACAGGAGACGGTGTAACAACCGTCTTCCCCTTTAGCTTCTCGGGGCGGGGTACGGGGTACATCCGAGTCGCTGATATAGTGGTCACAGTGAACGGGGTGGTGACTACAGACTTCACGCTATCAGGAAGCAATCAGGTGCAATTCAACTCTGCACCCCCTGCGCCAGTAGCTCCTTGGGTCGGGCCTAACATCATGATACGCCGAGTGGTGCCCAAGGATACACCCTATGCTGACTTCAGCCGGGGTAATAACTTCGGGCAAGAGCAGATGAACTTCACAGTGCTTCAGCAGTTGTACGCGCTGCATGAGTTCCTTGACGGATTCCTCCCTGACGGCTACTTCGTCAAGAGCGACATGGACTTCAAGGGTCAGCGGATAGTAAACCTTGGCGCGCCGATAGACCCTTCGGATGCAGCTACACGCTCATTCGTAACCACAGAGTACCCGGCATCGGTGCTTGCTAACACTCAGAGTGCCCAAATTAGCGCCCAAGTAGCCGAAGCCTTCGCTGCGTCCATTAACGTGGACAATTACACCAGAACGCACAGGCTGGCGGACATAATCACAAAAGGCCCGTGGGTTGATGTTCGCGCCTATGGTGCGGTTGGTGACGGCGTGACAGATGACCGTGCGGCGATACAGGCAGCGCTCGACAGCCTTCCTGTCGGCGGAGGGCTGCTCCTACCCAAAACCGGGAGCTACTACCGTGTCGTCAACACCTCAGCACTGAGCAGCAGCACTGCACGCATAAAGGTGAAGATAGATGGAGATGTTGTTTCGACAGAGATAAGTGCGAACCTTATGCAGTTAAGTGGCGAAGGTGTCAAGGTATATGGTACAGGTAGCTTAACGGGACCGGGCATCTACCACGACTACAACTCTACGGACCCTATACTCCAATGGCTTCCCTCCTTGCTGAAGTTGTCAGGAGCAGGGTCTGAGTGCACTGGCATCACCTTCGATGACCATCCGACACTTGCACTCTGGCTGGCTGGCAACGATTGCTACGCACATGGCTGTACGTTCAAGGGTGGACCGTTGACTCACGGAGCTGGTACGGTACAGCACTATATCTACATGGGTGTGCCGAGTGGCCTGCCCAGGGGCGGTGTGGTTACTGGCAATCGGTTCCTTGGAGAGGCTGTCGGCGGCGCGGCGTACTCTGGCATCTTCAACACGTCAAGTGGTGCTGTCATAGTGGGTAATTACTTCCGAGGGTGCCACGAGCACGGTGTGTATAACTATGGTCCCGGAACCATGATTGGTAACAACGTGGTCGAGGATAAGCTGTCGGAAACCTATGCAGGTGCAATTCAATCCTTTGCGGAGGACGTGGTGATCTGCGGTAACACCATGAAAGGCTCCTTCGGAATCTCGGTCCAGAACGGCAACGTAGCCATCATCGGCAACAAGGTGGACAACGGTAATATAAACGTAGGCTCTTTCTACGCCCACGCCGATATGTACGGAGGCCAGCCGACAACCACCATTTACAAGAAAGTCTTGATCGCCCACAACATTCTCACAAACTCTAACGAAGGAGCCGCTGCTATAGCGGTCTCCATGCAGAACTACCTAGAGGACTTGCACATTGTCAACAACATTGTAGATGGCGGGTTGACAACTCTGGGTGTAATCAGTATCACGACTGCTAGCACCTTCGCTGCATACCCTAAAGGTATCCGCAACGTGACAGTGCAAGGCAACAAGCTAACCCACCGCCCCGGTGGACTCTTCGGTATCAGAATGTACGGGGTATACAATGGTCAGGTTCTGAACAACCACATCGTGAACGCCGCCAGCTCTGCTATACGACTGTACTCGTGCGACACAGTGTTCGTAGAGAGGAACATAGCAGAGGACAGGAATGCGGTTCCGGTCTCTGGCACTATCGTCTACGCCTCTGCTGAGAACGTGAACATTCACGCGCTCAACAACAACTTCCTCAATCCGAAAGCTGGAACCCCGCTTGTCACACTCCCCACCACAGGTACTCAGTCTGGCAACGGGACCAACGGTACAAGACCGTGGGAAGGGGTGAAAGGAACGTCTACCAACAACAATGCCACAGCGGGCGAGGTAGGAGAGTTACTAACCAACCAGCTCGCCAGCGGGTCTGCTACCGCACTGGTCACGGCTACAGCCAAGACTGTAGTGAGCCTGACGCTGACTCCGGGAGACTGGGACATCACAGGAGTTCTGGACTTCTCCTTAGCAGGTGCGACTACCAGCTCGCTGCGAGCAGGCATAAACTCCACAACTAACGCTTTCGGCGCTCAGGATACGTTCGTTAATACGCCGCTGGTTGTGACAGCACTCACCGACACGTGCGGGAAGGTTGTTCCGGTTATGCGTGTTTCCATCGCAGCCAACACCACTTATCACTTAGTGGGGCAGGCTACATTCACCGCAGGTGCAGTAACTGCCTACGGGACAATCCGCGCTAGGCGCGTTCGTTAAGGAAGATATGCTCAAGGAAACAGCAGGCATAGTAAAGGAGGCGGCTCACTCAGCGCCTCCCGCAGTATACGTGGCGGCTGGGCTGTTTGGGTACACGTGGAGTGAATTATCAGCCGCAGCAATATTCGTGTTCACATTGATACAGATCATACGCGCTCTGATTAAGATGGCGTTTTGTATCAAGTGTTACATCTCGCACTGGTCCTGTGACAGGTCATGCAAGGAGCTTAAATGAAAGGTAACAAGAACTCAGCCTCGGAGGACATGCTTGGTACGTTGCACAAAGCTGTCACCACCGCGTTCACGCGCAGGGTGGATGACATGCTGACCAAGTGTGAGGAGGCACCGGACGAGATACAGTTCATCATTGATGAGAAGTTCTTGACCGCCGCCAGCAACTTCCTGCACAAGAATGAGATAGGTGCAAGTCTACCTGAGCAGGATGCGGTATCTCCGCTGGCTAAGAGCTTAGCCGAGATAAAGGAGCGTCAGCGCGGCAAAGTGCTTAGCTTCACTGATGAGAAGAAGGAGGCGGCACTTTGAGCTACATCACACCACACCCGGCCAACAGGCTTCTGTCTCTTCACACAGACCCTTCGATAACAGGTACAGTCACTCCCACCGTGCTCGGAACTATCACGGTTCCGGGCGGGAGCATGGGTCCGAACGGTATGCTGAAGATAACTATGCTGGTCTCGGTTACGAACAGTGCCAACATCAAGAACCTGCTTATAAAGTTTGGATCGTTCTCGGCGTACACTCTCAACTTGACCACTTCTAACTCAGCCCAGACCTTGCTGATACTGCGAAACAGGGGCAGTCTCGTAGCTCAGGTTATGAACCCAAGTGGTGGCGGTCCTTACGGGAACTCCAACTCGGCAGCTATAACTTGTGCCATTGATACTGCGCTACCGTTTGATATAACGGTTACTGCAACACTGGCCAACACAGGTGAGACAATCACCTTGAACAGTTTTGACGTGGAGGTGATACGTTGATAGTTAGCAAGGGCTTCTCAGTCACAACCGGTTACACCACCGCTATAGCAGCAAACGGGTCTAGGGCCAGCGAACTGTGCATCCAGAACAACACGCCCGGAGTGCTGTACGTTACAATCGGCGGGTCTACTACGGACGCAGACGCACTCCTCATACCCTCAGGCTCCATGCTGAGCCTCTCTTCACCTGTAGGCTCCGTTGTCAAGATGAAGAGCACGGTGGCGGGGAACGTAGTGCTGGTAGGGGATCAGCTCTAATTGGCTAAACTTTCTCCTGAAGAGCAGATGGCGCTCTGGAGGTCTCTTGAAGAGGTTCAGGAAGCTTTCCCCAATACGGTGGAGGGCTTCCTACTTTTCGCTCAGGTTGTAATCAACACGCTCATCACTGGCAAACCGGACCTGAACAGACTGCAAGCAGATATGTGCAGGTACTTGTTCGCAGGTCCGAAGTACCGGATGCTCCAAGCACAGCGAGGGCAGGCCAAGACTACCATCACGGCTATCTACGCTATCTTCCGTATCTTGCACGCACCGCACACTCGTATCCTTATATTCTCGCAGAAGGGCAAGCGCGCTGAGGAGATAGCGGGCTGGTGTATAAAGATACTGCGAGGGCTTGAGTTCTTGCACTTCATGCTGCCTGACAAGGCTTCAGGTGATAAGGAGTCAGTCAGGTCCTTCGACATCCATTGGGCGCTGAAGGGTGCAGACAAGTCTCCAAGCATTGCTTGCGAGTCCGTTGAGGCAGGGGCGCAGGGTGCCCGTGCAGACGTGTTGATTGCTGATGACATTGAATCATTGCAGAACTCCCGCACTGTAGCTGGCCGGGAGCTGCTTGAGGACTCTAGCAAAGAGTTCGAGTCCATATGTACTCACGGTGACATCATATACTTGGGTACGCCTCAGAGTATCGAGTCTATCTACAACAACTTACCCTCTCGCGGATATGACATACGAATCTGGCCGGGGAGGTATCCGACACTCAAAGAGGTGGATACATATGGTGGCTTCCTAGCACCTATGCTCTTGTCGGACATAGAAGCAAACCCCTCGCTGCAATGTGGTGGTGGCTTCGATTCACAATCTGGACAACCGACCTGCCCTGAGATGTTCGATGAAGAGACCTTGAGGACCAAGGAACTCGGACAGGGCAAGGCTAAGTTCCAGTTGCAGTATATGCTAAGTACCCGCATGGCTGATGACGGAAGATTCCCGCTCAAGCTCTCTGACCTTATCGTGTATGGCTACAGCCGGTTGCAAGGACCGGAGATGCCTATCTGGGCTAGCGGCCCCGGTCAGATCATCAACGAGCTTCCTAAGTTCGGGAACAGGACCACTGACAAGTTCCACATGCCGATACAGCGCGTCTATGAGTGGAAGCCCTTTGATCGGGTCATCATGTACATAGACCCCGCTGGTGGCGGAAAGAACGGAGACGAGACGGCGTATGCCATCATAGGTCTCATTGGCACCTTTGTCTACATCTTGGACTCTGGTGGATTCCCCGGCGGGTACGAAGAAGAGACTCTGATGAAGTTCGTTGAGGCAGCTAAGGCAGCGAACTGCAAGACCGTTTACATAGAGAAGAACTACGGGCACGGCGCTCACTCCGCTATGCTCAAGCCGCTGTTTGAGAAGCACTGGCCTGTCACTATCGAAGAGGTGTATGAGACAGGTCAGAAGGAACTCAGGATCATAGACGTTCTTGAGCCGCTCATCAGCTCGCACCGGCTCGTTGTGACACCTGACGCAGTGCGCCGGGACTTGGACTCAACTGCCCGCTACGCGCTGGAGAAGCGCCTACGGTACAGCTTGTTCTTCCAGTTGGCGCACATCACGCGGGACAAGGATTCCTTGTTCCATGATGACCGCCTAGATGCGCTGGCGGGTGCCGTGCGCCAGATCGTACAAAGCATCGACTACGATATGGCCCGCGTTGTGGCGGCTCAGCAGGCCGAGAAGTACAAGGAGTTCCAGCGGGTGTGGCGAGACAAGGAGCTGCGGAGAGAGTCGATTTCTGGGCACTCCTCGGCCCCGCACCGGCCCAATAAGAACATATTCGCCAAGACCGGCCCGAAGGCCGGAAAGCGGAAATGGTGATGTCTCACACGTGAGACGAATTAACCCGGACTATAGGGGGTCTATGCCTTACCAGAGCGGGCCTAGCGGCCTAGAGCGCCTATGTCCTCTTTCTATTCCTTTACATAGTATAACAATGTAGCGAGTAGGTAGAATAAACCCGGACTATAGATATACAGACCCGCAGTACAAGGAGCTTCAAGAATGACCTTAGCAATCGCAGGCGACACTCAGGCAGGGACCGCAACCGCTGGCCCCATCGTATTCAACGACCTCCCCATCGTGGCACAGGCGGACATCTCGGAGCAGTATCATGCCGTGAACGTCACCCTCATCTCCGGTAAGAAGAAAGGATCGCTCATCATCAACGCCACCACCGGCGAGATTATGGTCGCTCAGGGGAGCACCCCGACTTCGGAATGGAATAACATGGGTCCGGTCGCAGCCAACATCGTACCGGCCTAACTAACATCGGAAGCATCGCCACCCAGCGCATCGGGTGGCGCTCTCCCGCAAAAGGAAAGCACATGCTCGACATCATCGCAGCTAACAGCGAGCTTATCGCCGCTGGTATCGTAATCCTCATCAATGCCATCCTGACCCGCGTTCCCAGCATCAAGGAGAACGACATCTTCCACGTGGTTGGCACCATCGCCAAGAACGTCTTCGGCAAGCTCGTCACCCCGGTGAAGTAACCATGAGCGTCATCATCGAACTCATCGTTAAGGTGCTGGCGCTCATCTTCAGTACAACTCTGGAGCGTCATGACAAGAAGGAAGAGGCCAATGCAGCTACCAACAAGATCGAAGAGTTTAGAGCCACCCTCGGCTCGGCAGCGGTTGCTGATGATAGCAATCAGCCTGTTGATGTGGGGCTGGCTGTTGCTCTCAGCGAGCAGCACGACAGGGTGCGCCAAGCCATCCTTGATAGTGGACTCGGAGAAGAAGTTGTCCATCTCAGCGCAGCAGTTGAACCAACTGTACAGCGACAACGAGATGCTGCTGAAAGCACTCCGGTCCTGCCAAGGACGCCCAGCACCGCGCTGATAGCTCAGCTCAAGAAGGACGAAGGCTTCAGGGCCAGACCCTATTGGGACATCTCGCAGTGGACCTACGGGTACGGATGCGAGGCTCCCGGCAAGGATGCAGTCATCACAGAGTTCGCTGCTTCTGCCTTGCTCCTCAAAAGGGCGCAGCAGAGCGTGGACGAGTTCTTCCAGCTCTTCAAGGGCCACGAGCACAAGTTCAACGTGGTGCGCCAAGAGTGCTTCATCAACATGCTCTTCAATATGGGCCTCGGCAACGCACAGAAAGGGATGAGGAGCTTCGTGAACACGCTCGCTCACATCTTCGACTACGACGAGCCTGACTGGTCCCGTGTTTCCTATAACCTGTCCCAGAGCAAGTGGTACAGGCAGGTCGAAGGGCGCGCCGTCCGCGTCTGCAAGGAAGTCAAGACAGGCCAGTACGCATGACCCAGCTCTCTGACGTAGCTCGGACGCTGGCGCTTACAGCCACTGCTGGCAACGGAGATCCGCCGCTAGGCTACCCGCCAGAGGCAGGCTCATTCCTCACGAGCAGCCTAGCTGGGGTTCGCTCGTGGCTATCGTGGACCGGCCTGAAGGCTAACCTGAAGTCGTACTTCGACTCGTTGTACCTTGGCATACCCGCGAGGGTGGCTCTCAGCCCCGAAGGTGGCGTGCTGGTCAAGCTCACCAACCGCACAGGTGCGACCTCAGTTAAAGGCTCAGTGCTGTCGTTGTCCACTGCTTACGACAGTGCAGTCACCTTGCAGATTGAAGAGTTCGATGCTGCTGGCATCATGTATGACTCTGGCGTGGCTGATGGCGCTGAGTGCTGGGTGGTAGTGTCTGGAGGGG